CGGCACCACATTTAGCGTAAATGCAAGTCAAACACAAGTTACCTCAGTTGGTACATTAGGCAGTCTAACGGTTACAGCCAACACAACCAGTGGTAATTTGTTAACCGGTGGATTGATCAATGCAACTAGTAACATTACTGGTGGTAATTTACTAACAGCTGGATTGATATCAGCAACTGGCAACATCACTGGCGGCAACTTGTCAGGTACTAACATTGTGGGCACACTGACCACAGCCGCACAAACAAATATTACGTCAGTTGGTACACTTGGCGCACTAACAGTCACAGCCAACACAACCAGTGGTAATTTGTTAACCGGTGGATTGATATCAGCAACTGGTGATATTACAGGTGGTAACTTATCCGGCACCAACATTGCAGGTACATTGACTACTGCAACTCAAACTAATATTACGTCAGTTGGCACATTGGGATCATTGACGGTAACTGCCAACACAACCAGTGGTAATTTGTTAACCGGTGGATTGATATCTGCAACTGGCAACATCACTGGTGGCAATGTAATTGCAGATGGCGTTAGAGTTTATAAATGGACTACAGTAGCAAACACAGCACCGTCTGGCGCAGTGCCCGGAGACAATTGGTATGACTCTTATGCAGATAAACTATATCTCTATGTCAATGACGGTACTGGTAATCAATGGGTTGATCAAAGTTTTCCCACTACATTTGCCAGTTTGACTGTTAGTGGAAATACATCAAGTGGTAATTTATTAACTGTTGGGTTAGTATCAGCCACAGGCAATATCACTGGAGACTACATTTTTGGCAATGGATCACAACTGACTGGTGTGATCACAAGTGTATCAAACATCAACAGCGGCACATCAAATGTCACAGTAGTAAGCTCAGGGGGCAATATCTCTGTTGGCGTAGGCGGCACTGCAAATGTGGCTGTGTTTGCAACCACAGGTGAATATGTCACCGGCTTAATAAGCGCCAGCGGAAATATTACAGGTGATAATTTAATAACTGGCGGACTAGTAAGTGCCACAGCCAACATCACTGGCGGTAATATCATAACTGCTGGTTTGATCACAGCATCTGGCAATATTGCTAGTGGCAACTTTGTTGGCACACTTAATGGATCAGGTGCAAACGTTACGTCAATTAGTGCTACTAATATCAGTTCAGGCACCCTGGCCCAAGCCAGATTAGCTAATGCAGCCGTTACTCTTGGTAGCACTGCACTAACATTAGGTTCTACTGTAACGACTGTGGCTGGATTGACTAGTGTTACTAGTACAACATTTGTTGGTGCATTAACGGGTGCGGCAACAAGTGCAACCACAGCGGCCACAGTGACCACGGCAGCTCAACCAAACATAACATCAGTTGGTACACTAACTGGATTGACAATTAATAACGCTACTACTGCAATCACCAATGGCGCAGCCAACGGTGTTGGTAACATTGGTACAAGTGCTAACAGTTTCAACACTATATTTGCCAAAGCAACGTCAGCACAATACGCCGACTTGGCAGAGATGTATGTAGCTGACGCCGATTACCCTCCAGGTACTGTGCTGGAGTTTGGCGGCAATCACGAAGTTACTGTTAGCAATACTGCGGCCAGTGCATTAATAGCAGGTGTGGTCAGTACCAATCCTGCACACTTGATGAACAGCACAGCGCAAGGCAAACACTTGGCAGCAATTGCGTTGGTTGGACGGGTGCCCACTCTAGTAGTTGGGCCAGTAACTAAAGGCGCAATGATGGTGTCAGCAGGCAATGGCCACGCACAAGCATCGGCCACACCAGCCATGGGCACAGTGATTGGCAAAGCAGTTGAAGACTTTACCGGCGCCGCAGGCACAATTGAAATTGCAGTAGGAAGATTATAATGGCATTTCCAACATCACCAACCAATGGTCAACAAGCAAATATTAATGGTATAACTTATACCTATAGCAATACGGTCACAGCATGGACGGTGAGCACATCTGTCAGCAATACGTTTGTGAGTATCAACGTGAGTGACAATGTGAACAGTGGCAATTTGCTGGCCACTGGATTAATTAGTGCCACTGGCAACGTATCAGGTGGTAATCTTGTTGTGACTGGCAATATTATTGACACAGGTGCATTGACTATTGTTACAGGCAGTAATGGTAACATCACACTGTCTCCCAACGGAACTGGCATTGTTGCTGCTACTGGTGCTATTAGTACCACAGGCAACATCAGTGCAAACAATGCCACCTTCACATCCAATCAAACTTTGTCTTATGGCACAGCCAATGGTGTGATATATCTCAACAGCAACAAGGTAGCAACAAGTGGCACTGCGTTGGTGTTTGATGGTACGAATTTGGGTGTTGGGACTTCAAGTCCTGCCGCCAAATTAGATGCTTTTCAATCAAGCGTAGGAACTTATTTTCTTGGTGGTGGCGGCGATAACAAAGTTCGTCAATTGGCTATTACAAGTAGCACAACAACTAATTCCGGTGACACTCACACTTTTGATGCTCAATCTGGAACAGGTGTTCTTGCGTTTGCTACTGTTAGCGTAGAAAAAGCCCGTATCGACACCAGCGGTAACTTGATTGTTGGTGCTACAGCAACTAGAGGCACATACAAACTGGACATTCGTAGTGATACCAGCATTGCTTTGGGGTCAAATGCCACTTATTACGGGACTATTGGTTACAGTGCTGGCACAGGATTACTGTCCCTTGCCACTGAATCTAGTGGCGGTATAAATTTTTTATCTGGAGCTACAGAGCGTGCCCGTATCGACTCCAGCGGTAACTTGCTGGTGGGGACTACAAGTAAATTGGGTGGAGGTGTTGATGGTCTTGATTTAAATACCGCGGCTGAAACTGGAATTACATTTGGTAAAAGTGGGGTAGTAAAAAATTATTTTTATCTTAATACAGATGCTGCATCATTTCGTTGGCAAACTGCTTCTGGTACGACTGCTGATGTAGTTTCAAACACCAATGGCGTGACATTAGCAAATGGTGGAACATCATGGGGTTCATTGTCTGATGAACGCAAAAAAGACATTATTGAACCAATCACAGATGCCACAACAAAAGTATCCAGCCTCCGTGCGGTAATTGGCAAATACAAAACTGAAGAAGATGGCATCCGTAGGGCAATGCTGATTGCTCAAGATGTACAGGCCGTGTTGCCAGAGGCAGTTACAGAAAACGCAGATGGTAATTTGATTTTGCAATATACCGACACAATTCCCCTGCTGGTTGCCGCCATCCAAGAACAACAAGCCCTCATCGCCCAACTCACCGCCCGTATAACCGCTTTAGAAGGAGCATAACTCACAAACTGGCCAACTCCACTCGCTCCACAGCAGCCAGTTTTTGCTGAACACTGTCAATGTTCAGTGTGCTCCACAATCCAGGATGCATGGGCTTGGGCCATGTGCCTACATCAATCCACGCATAGCCAATATGTTCGTCATTTAACACAGGTTGAAATTCTTGATCCAACACACAAACCCAGGTGTGATATTCAAACACACCATCTGCTGAAGTGAATTTTTCTAACGGCATGAGTCGACGATAGTCTGGAAAACTGCCCAATTCTTCCTGGCACTCACGTTCCATACCACCCAACAGTGTTTCACCTGCTTCTACCTTGCCACCAGGCAAGCCCCACGCACCAGGATGTTTGACGTCGTTTCTCAAGAGATATAGATAGCGGCCAGTGTCACGGGCCAGGAACCAAACGCCCACAGCCTTTACAGTACTAGGCCCCATGTGCCTGCTGGGTATTCGCCCTGATAACTTTTGGTCCATTCTGCTCCAGTCCATTCATATTGTGTACCAGTAGTTATGTTGGTCACATACTGCACCGCAGTTTCTCCCTCACTCACAAATGCCACACGCCAGCGTGCGCCGTCCCACTCAATGATGTCATTGGCTGACGCTACCAACGGCTGTCCTGCTGTGCCTGCCCAGGCAGCGGGGTTGGCCACGTTATCATAGTTGCCAGTGCTTTCAGTCAACAAGTAACGCACACCTGTAACAGGTGACGGCAATCCGTCTCCGGGCCCACTGATTAAGGGATCAATGATAGCGTCAATTGGATTCAGCGTATTTTGTGGTGCTGTGTCTGTGTCGGGAGTGAATATGACCAGTCGATCATCGTCAGGGTTGATCACAATGGTGCCAATGATGGGCGGGCTGTTGCTGTCTGGCGGAGTGTCAACCGGACGGTTCAATCTAATCTGGCTGATACCCGGACGCAACACGCCGTACGCTGAAATCACAGCAGGCCACAGCAGTGGTGAATCTGCCACAATAGCAGTGGGATCTAGGTCAGCATATGCACCATTGGGCACTACGGTTCTAGCTGGCAACACTTGAATTTGATTGTTGATCACAACCAGTTTGTATCCCCAAGGTGTGAACATGGGACGGGTTCCTAGCAACAGGTCGTTGTTGGTTATGGCATCAGCTGCATCACCTTGTGCGTCAAATATGCCGGCAATGATACGTTCCACCACACCCAGTTTCTTGATCTTGGCCGGAGATGATATCCAAATGGGCATGGAAAATTTGATGCTGGCAATATCAATGGGATTTTCTGTGCCCATTGGAATGGTTCTTGAACTCCAGCTCAACTGATCCAAATACATCACACTCAAACTGGACCAGTCAATGTAATTGTCTGTGCTTTGCAGTTCTAGCGAAGGATTGAATAATGTTAAAATTTGCTCGAGTAACTGCAATTTCTGATTGGTGTTTGATGTCCAAATGTCTAGTGTGACACTAAGTTTATATGGCACAGGCATCAGTCGTTCAATGGTAAATGCATTGCCTTGTGTGGTGTCGTATGATTCTGTTTCGGTATCATATGTGCGTTGGCGCACTGAGAATCTGTCCACAAAGGTAGGATCTTGTATGCGTGGTCTGTCATATTCAAGGTTGTTGATGTAGAAAGTCATCAGCGGAGTTGATGGCAAGGCACTGGCAGAGTTTTCTTGAATGATAGTTTGTGCATTGCGACTGGAATCACCATATCGCACAGGCACACGCAACAGGGTGGCTTGGTTTACGCCGTCAGTTTCGTTGCCGTACTCAATTTGGAACCCTGAAAAGATTCTGGTAAATTGCAGCAGGAACCTGCGTATTTGAGCGTCATAAAAAAATTGTTGCATGTTTATCTTGAAAAAGGTGGTGGTGGATTGGGTGGCAAGAAGCCACCTTGGTCGCCATTGTCTGCTTTGGGTTTGAGCGCTTGACTCAAACTCTGACGCTGTGGTACAGCACCCAAGTCATTGGTATTGGTAGTGTATGTATTGTTCACAAAGCCTGAGCGTTGAGTTTGATTGACAGGCCCATTGTCTAGTTGTGTTCGCACTTTTTCCTCTATCTTGATCCATGTTCTTCCGTTGTAGCGGAACAGCCGATTGGGTTTGTAATCCAGTCTCAAACAGTAATCGCCACTCACAGCATTGGCCGGAAAACTCACACCAGGAGTAACAGGCAAGCCGTTAGGGGCAAAGCCATCACCAGTGAGATAGCCCGCGGTGTATCCATCTGCTCGTGGAGTAA